CTCAGTTTATAAAGAAAATAATATTAGTGGTCATGCTAGTTCTGCGCAGTTAGTAAATGATGAAGATATGGTTCTTTTGATTGGTGATAAAAATTCTATTTGTATTTCAGCTAAAGAAATTCCTGTGATAGGTAGAGTTGCCATTGGAAATATTATGTTAAAAAATAATAATATTTCTAATGTAAGTAAAGTATGATAGAAAATAAAACATATTTTGTAGATAGAATTAATTCATCAAAAGCAAATAAATTTACAGAAGCATATCATTATTCAGGCACAGGCTTTAAAAAGGCATAGTATAATTTAGGAATTTTTAAAAAAGAAAATAATCTATTAGTAGGAGTCCTCCAATGGGGGACATCCTACGCAGTAGATATAAAATTAAATAGATATGTAAAAGAACCTTTAGCAAGAGAAAACTATCTTGAACTAAATAGGTTTTGTATGGCAGATAGTGAAGGAAAAAATAGTGAAAGCCAAGCTATATCATTAGGAATAAAATGGATTAAATAGAACCTTCCTGATATAAAATTATTAGTTTCTTATGCTGGACGCAAGGAAGGCAATTATGGATATATCTATCAGGCAACTAACTGGGAATATTTAGGTTATTTTATCTCTCCTGGATTCTGGTTAGTAGATGGAGAAGAAAGGCATTAGATTACCTTATGGTATCGACATACATAGCATAATCCATCAATTGGCTTTAAAGCAGACTTACTTACTATGTATGAAGATATACGATAGACTTGGACTAAATAGTTTATTTATATTATTAGATTAGATAAACATTTAACTCCAGCAACTCCAATATTAGATTATCCAAAACCAGCTAATGAATATCCAATTATGATAAGAGAAGAAATATATAAATAGAATGATAATATATTCAATAATTATCATAAAGAAAAGAAAATAATAGAAGATATATATTGGGAAAAAGAATTATATTATTTTTCACGAACTACTTTGCGCAAGCATGGAATTTTACCGCCAGCTAAACCTAGAGATATACAATATGCTTAGTATGATATATATGGACATTTAGAAAAAACTGGTAAAATAATTCGAGATTTTGTAACAGATGAATTAAAGAAGACTCAATTAGGTGAAGCATTTAAATCAGGTAAAAGTTATAAAAATAAATTTTTTAGAACATTTAATATAAAAGAAGAAATACCAGAAGAAATTGAAGTACCTATAGTTGCTATTATTGATGAAATTCCTTTTGCGCGATTATAGGATATAGCAAATTATTTAAATGTATCTAAGCAAGCAGTTTCAAAAGCTAGAGTCGATAATAAAGATAAAATAAAAAATGTTGCGGTTATATGGGCCGGCGCGGACCAGGTTAATCCGTCCGGATTAAGCGCGAAAACCGCATCTACATAAAAGGAAAAATATATGACACATGACTTTGGTACTATGAGAGAACTCATAGATAAACTTAATTATTATACAAAATTATATGATGAAGGCCATCCTGAAATATCTGATAAAGAATGGGATGATATGTATTTTCAACTTCAAGAACTTGAAAAAGAATTTGGAGTTGTATTATCTAATTCTCCAACAGCGAAAGTGGATTATCAAGTAATTAATGCTCTTCAAAAAGTAGAACATAATCATCCAATGCTTTCACTTGATAAAACTAAAAATGAAGATGAAGTAGTAAATTTTCTATCTGGTCATGATGCAATCGCAATGGCAAAGATGGATGGATTAACTTGCTCTATTAGATATTTAAATGGTAAACTTATATCAGCGGAGACTCGTGGAAATGGGCAAATTGGTGAAGATATAACTCATAATATAGTCCATTGTAAAGGTGTCCCATTAGAAATTCCAATTAAAGATGAGGTAGTTATAGATGGCGAAGTTATCTGCTCCTATGATGATTTCAAAGAATTCTCTGACGAGTATGCAAACCCTCGCAATTTTGCTGCTGGGTCTATCCGTCTACTTGATTCAACTGAATGTGAAAAGCGTAAGTTGACTTTTATAGCTTGGGATTGTATTAAAGGATTAGAAAATTGTGGAGAGTTAAGTGATAAATTAATTCAATTAGATAAATTGGGATTTAATTTTGTTCCATTTATAGGTATTCCAAAAGAAGAAGTAAATTTAGAAACTATTAAAGAAAATATTATGTTGCTTCAAAGATGGACTGGAGATGATGGCCAACCTATTGATGGTATCGTATTTAAATATGATAATTGTGCATATTATCAATCTCTTGGATATACCGGTCATCATTTTCGTGGCGGTTTAGCATTTAAATTTTATGATGAAGAATATGAAAGTTATTTAAGAGATATTGAATATACTATGGGGAAAACTGGTGTTCTTACGCCTGTTGCGGTATTTGAACCAATTGATACTGGAGATAGTATTATTGAAAGAGCATCACTTCATAATTTAAATATTATGAAACAATTGCTCGGCTCTTTCCCATATAAAGGTGAGAAAGTTTGGGTTGTAAAAATGAATATGATTATTCCACAAATAACAAAAGCAGAACAAAGAAATTCTTTTGAAGATATTCATTTTGAACTTCCAAAAGTTTGCCCCATTTGTGGAGAACCAACAGTAATAAAAGATGATTTTCTTTATTGTTCTAATCCTAATTGTGATGGTAAATTTATTAATCATCTTGATCATTTTGTTAGTAAAAGAGGGTTAGATATTAAAGGACTTTCAAAAGCAACTCTTCAAAAACTTATTAATTGGGAATGGGTTACTTCATTAAAAGATATTTTTTATCTTCATAGTTATCAAAATGAATGGGCAAAGAAAGATGGCTTTGGGGTAAAATCAGTAATGAACATTCTTACAGCAATTGAAGATTCAAAAGAATGTGAGTTATGGCAATTTATTTCATCATTAAGTATTCCTCTTATTGGTAGTACTTATGCTAAAGAAATCGCACGTAGATGTGAAACATGGAAAGATTTTCGTAATACAAAAGATTTTCTTATGTGGGATGGTTTTGGTCCAGAGATATGCGCATCTTTAAATAAATTTAATTATGAAGAAGCAGATGAATTAGTTAATAATATTCTTCATATAAAAAATTCTTTATATAATCAAGGTATTGTAGAAAGTGGCATTACTGGAAAAACTATTTGTATTACTGGTAAATTAACAACTTATAAAAATCGTGGTGAATTAAAAAGTGCAATTGAAGCACATGGCGGAAAAGTTGTTGATTCAGTAAGTAGTAAAACAGATTATCTTGTTAATAATGATATAAATAGCACCAGTTCAAAAAATCAAAAAGCAAAAGCACTTAATATCCCTATAATTACAGAAACTCAATTGAGCGAAATGTTTTGACTTTCTTAAAAAAAAATTATATAATATATTCGTAAATAAGAAATAAAGGAAAAAGGATTTATGAAAAAAAAGGAACTAAAAAATCTCGCAAAAAAAGTTGCTGATTGTGAATATATAATTTAGACAAGTAATGATAATTATGAGATTAGTAAAGCACAAGATGAAATAATGCGACTTTCTAGTGGGGTTCATAGTTTTGAAGACTTGGATATAATGGATGAAATGGTCCAAGAGTTATTAGCGAAGAAGCTTGAAAAATAAAAAATTTTTTCGTATAATATTTACAACAAATTAAATTAAATGTATTTTTAAAGGAGATTATAGTATTATGGCTATGAAGGAAAATTCTAAGAACGTTCTTAATTATCTTAAGCAGATTAATGGTGCTGATGTAACTTCAGCTGATGTCGCTGATGCTCTCGGTCTTGAGAAGCGCCAGGTAGATGGTATTTTTACAAGTGCTCTTCAGCGCAAGGGACTTGGTGTTCGTGTTCCTGCAGAAGTTGAACTTGATGATGGTTCTCATAAGCAGGTAAAGTTCCTCCGTCTTACCGATGCTGGTATGGCTTTCGATCCTGACGCAGAAGAGGAATAATTCTAGAAATAGAATAATTAATAAGGGGTAATATTTTACCCCTTTATTTTTTTAAATTATGGTATTAACAATAGTAGTTGGAATAGCTTGTCTTTTACTTGGTTTTTTGATAAGTCTATTAATAAAAACTACAAAGGTAAAATAGAAAAACCAAGAAATAGAAAAAGAAGAATAGTAGTTGCGGCTTGATATAAAAGATGCGCAACGAGAATATGATAATTTAATTAATAGTATTACTACTGAATAGTAGAAACAAGACGCTATTTTAAAAGAAGATTATCAAAAATGGAAAGATAAAAAAAATTCATAGAATCTTGAATTTATCAAAGCAGAAACTAAATTAAAAGAGAATATTGCTAATTTAGATGGATAGATAGAATAGAAAAAGAAATCTATTAATGAATTAGATTTACAAGCAAAAGAAGCAGTAAAACTTGTAGAAGAACAAGTGTTAGATAATGCAGCCAATGCTATTGAACAATAGGGTAAAATTTTAACTGATAAATATGAAAAACTTGAATCTGAATTATTATTACACTATGTCTCTTTGAACGATGAAAAATGGGATGAATATGCGGCACGTGATGAAGAATTAGAAAATCGTATTCTTCAAAAAGAAAATGAGTTAGAAGAATTACGCTCAAAGGCTGCAGCCGCAATAGAAGTAAATAAACGTATGGAATTAGAACGACAAGAAAAAGATTTTTATAGACTTCAATTATCTGATATAGATTTAGAAGAGATAAAAAGAATTCGTTCTATTGAACCATATCTTCGTAAGAAAGAACCTCTTAATAAAGTTATTTGGAAAGTATATTATGAAAAACCATATACTGATTTGGTAGGCCGTGTAATTGGCACTGGTCGGCATACTGGAATTTATAAAATAACTAATATAGAAAATGGTATGTGTTATATTGGTCAAGCGACTGATTTAGCAGAGCGTTGGAAGCAACATATTAAAAGAGGAATTGGCGCCGATCCTCCCACACAAAATAAATTATATCCAGCAATGCTTTCTTTTGGTGTAGAAAATTTTACTTTTGAAATTGTTGAATAGTGTGATAACTCGCTTTTAACAGAAAGAGAAAAATATTGGACTGATTTTTATAAAGCATAGGAATTTGGTTACTCAATTAGAAAGGGTTAAAAATAAATGATTCGTATTATTGATAATCGTGGAACTGGAAAAACTAGTCAATTAATGTTAATTGCTAAAGAAAATAATTCTATTTTTGTCTGTAGTAATCCATCCGCAATGAAAGCTAAAGCACAAGCATATGGAATTGAAGGAATTGAATTTTCATCATATAGTGATTTTATTCATAATTATGATCCAGAAGTTCAATCATATGTAGTAGATGAATTAGAAAATTTTATTAATTCTATTTTTTCTACTGGCCCACAATTAATTGGATATACATTAAGTAAAGAATAATTGACTTTTTTAAATTTTTATTGTATAATATATATAGAAGATTTAAGAAAGTGAGATAAAAATGAAACAAGAATTTTTAAATTTTATTGAAACACTTATTAAAGAAAATCCTGATAGAGCAAATGAATTAATGACAGAAAATGTAAAAGCTTATCTTGACATTCTTAAAGAAGTAAAAGATGAAAAACCAATTTTAACTGATAATGGGAAACTTCTTTTGAAGTATCTTCAAGACAATAGCGATGTGAAATGTTGGAAGGCAAAAGATCTGGCAGAACAGATTGGTATTTCTTCTCGTGGAGCATCTGGAGCTATGAGAAAATTAGTAAATGATGGCTTTTGTGAAAAGCTTGGTACAAATCCAGTCGTATATAGTTTGACAGAAAAAGGAAAGAATTTTACAATTATTGAAGGAGAAAATGAATAATTATGTTAAAGGTTAAAAATACTACACATCTTGAAGGCGTTTTGTATCAGCATAATCTCTCTCTTAAAGTGAGTGGAGAAAAGTCAAAGAACCCTGGTACTCAGTTTATTAATGGTACTATTGATTTGGCAACTAATGATGAACTTACAAATATTGTAACGATTCATTTTTCATATGTGACTCCTACTTATACAAAAAGTGGTAGTCCTAATGCAACATTTAATGCACTTCAGAATATTATCAATGGAGTAACTTGTAATGTTGTTGATCATGGAGCAGATAAAGCAGCAAAGATTAGAATTGATTCTCAACTTGGTTTGAATGAATTTTATTCCAATAGAACTGGAACAGATGAACTTGTAAGTCAGATGCGCAATGAGGGTGGATTTGTTCATGTCGTTCAGAATATTGCGGCCTCTGAAGGTTTGAGAGATACTTTTGAACTTGATATGGTAATGACAAAGTGCCGTCGTGTTGAGCCTGATGAGGAACGCAATCGTCCTGAAAAAATGTTTGTTGAAGGATATGCATTTGATTTTAGAAATGCTCTTCTTCCTGTAACATTTGTTATTTATGATGCAGATGGTATGAATCATTTTGAAGCTCTTGAACCAAGTGAAAAATCTCCAGTATTTTTGAGAGTAAATGGTCATCAGGTTAGTAAGACTGTTACTACAGTTCAGAAAACTGAAAGCACTGGTTGGGGAGAAAGTTTTGCTCAAGAAGTTACTTCTACTCAGAGAGAGTGGGTTATTACTGGTGTAAATGCTCCATATGAGTGGGATACTGAAGAAACTATTACTGCAAAGGAATATTCTGAAGCGCTTCAGAACCGTGAAATTGTTGAGGCTGAAATTAAGCAGCGTCAGGATGAGTATAATGCAACTCGTGCGCAGACTCAGGCTCCCGCTGCGGCAACCCCAAATGCTAGTGGATTTAACTTCTAATAGGAGGTAAATTTATATGGCTATTAATCTTTTAGGTATTCAGCCTCATAAAGTTAGTCGAGATCTTTCTGGTTATATTACTTTTATCTATGGACCTTAACCAGTGAGTTGGGGGTCCCTTTATCGTGAGATAAAGTAAAAAATTCTTGGAAAAAACGGGAACGCTGGAATGCCAACCCGACCGGAAGTTAATTAATAATATAATTAACACGGGCAACGCATTGATTTTGAAACTTATAAGGAGGTTCGCTCTTGATGAACGACGAGATTATTAAAGAATATACTAATGGAGTAAGTATAAATAGTTTAGCAAAAAAGTATAATTCTACTCCATATATGATTAAAAAAATTTTAATAGCAAATAATATAAAAATTAGAACGGCTCATAAACAAACAAGTATCTCTAATTTAAATCGTGCTATTAAAATAAATGATAATTATTTTAGTAAATTAAATTTAGAAAATAGTTATTATCTTGGTTTTATCGCTGCTGATGGAACAGTTAGAAAAGATAATAATGAAATTAAAATAACAATAAATAATGAAGATGAACAATTCCTTTTAGATATGAAAAATAAAATGGATTATAAAGGAAATCTTCATTATCAAAATAAGGTAAATGCTATTGAATATAGATTCTCTTCTAAACAAATAAAAAAAGATTTAGCAAAATATTCAATTATACCAAGAAAAACTTATATTGGTATTACCATGAAAGATATTCCAGATGAATATAAATTAGCATTTATTAAAGGATATTATGATGGTGATGGTAATGTTAGTATAAATCAAAATACTAAACAAGTATCAATAAAAATTGTATCACATACAGAAGAAATTTTAAAAGAATTTCAAAATACAATTAAACAAAAAACTAATATTTATGCCAATATAAGAGGAACTATTTTGTATAGTTTAGAATTATCTACTTTACCTGCCTTAGATTTTCTAAAAGATATTTATTCTTTAAATACTCCATATCTCCAAAGGAAATATGACAAATACTTAGAGATATTAAATATAAGAATATAATAAATCCACGAGCCAAGAACTCTGTTTTGTCATATAAAACAGAAGAAAGTTTATGCTGAACTTATACGAATAATAAGTATAAGAAGTAAAAGATAAAAAACTTTTACGATAACATTTAATTGCCAAAAACTGGTAAAACAACTTTGGCGACATAGATGCCAAGTCCTTTGCTTCTCGCTTTTGAAAAAGGATATAATGCTATCCCAGGAATTATTGCGCAAGATGTAACTACTTGGGGAGAAATGAAACAGATTTTCCGTGAATTGAAAAAGTCAGAAGTTCAAGCTGTTTATAAATCAATTATTGTTGATACAGTTGATATTGCCGCTGATCTTTGTCAGAAGTATATTTGCAGTCAGTTAGGTATTGATGATATGGGCGAAGGCGGCTGGGTAAAAAATAGCTGGTCTAAATATAAGAAAGAGTTTGAAGATGTTTTCCGTGGTTTGACAATGATGGGATATGCTGTTGTATTTATTTCTCATTCAACCACTAATAATATTAAGGATGCTTCTGGTCGTGACATTGGAACAGAAACTAAACCTTCAACACAGTCTTCCGCTTTAAAGATCATTGAGAATATGGCTGACCTTTATGGTTATGCTCATGGTGTTGCGCAAGAAGATGGAACAACTAAAATGAAACTTACTCTTCGTTCTCCTGGTGGTTCTGGCATTTCTTGTGGCTGTAGATTTAAGTATATTAGTCCTGAAATTGATTTCAATTATGATAGTCTTGCTAAAGCATTGACAGAAGCAATTGATAAAGAAGCAGGAGAGCATGATAATAAATATGTTACTGATGAAAGAGAAACTGCTTCTATTGTTAAAGAATATGACTTTGACGAATATATGAAGAAGTTTGAAGAAGATGTCGGAATTCTGATGGGAAAAGATCAAGATTATTATGCTCCAAGAATTACTCAAATTGTTGAAAAGTATCTTGGAAAAGGAAAGAAAATGTCTGGAGTAACTCGTGATCAAGCAGAACTTGTTTATTTAGTAGTTACTGAAATTGAAGACGATTTAATTAATGTTAAATAATAAAAAAGTCAATCCTAAGATGGGATTGACTTTTTTTATTTTTTATGATATAATATTTATAGAAAAAATATAAGTGAGTTGATGTAATGGCAACAGTTAATTGTCGTTATTGTAAAAAACAATTTGATAGAGAAAAAGTTGCTTTTGTTCAAATCCCATGGGGTAAAGTTTTTCGATATGGACATGCTGAGTGTTATACTAAAGCAGTTAATGAAGGAAAAGAAAAATAGATTTATAAGATATGGGACCCAGCAAAAGCATCTACTTGTTTTTGGTGTCATAAAGCAATTGAAATAGATAGTAAAGATGTTATTTCAATGCCTGAACTTCCCAATAGATATGTTCATAAAAATTGTGCGGCAAAGCATCCTGAAAATGATTTAGAAAAATTAATGATTTATATTATTCAATTATATAAATTAAAAGATAATTATATTCTTCCTGCTTATATGAAACAAGTTACTCAATATGAGAAAGATTATGAATTTACTTATAGTGGAATGCTAAAGGCTTTAAAATATTGGTATGAAGTAAAGAAAAATCCATTAGATACCAATAGAGGAATTGGAATTATTCCTTATATTTATAATCAGGCAAAAGAATATTATTATGCTTTATATTTAGCTAATTTATAGAATGAACAAATTTAGGATTATAAAGAATACATTCCAAAAGATATAGAAATAAAGATTAAATCACCAGAGAAGAAAGTAACCAAGAGAAGACTATTTACTTTTCTTGAAGAGGATAATATTGATGGCAAATAAATATGTTGATACTCCCAGTATAGTTTAGGTTATTGGTAGCGTTTTTAAAACTCCTCAATTACTTGACTATACTGATAAATATACTATTACAGAAAATGATTTTCCTGATATATTTCATCAAATTATTTTTGGAACAATTTATAAATTACACGAACTTGGCGCTGAACAAATTAGTTTAAATAGTATATTAGATTATTTAAGTTCTCGTCCAAAAAGTGAAGCAATATTTATAAAACAAAAAGGTGAAGAGTGGCTATTAAAAGCTGCCGAAAATGCTAATATTGCTTCATTTGATTATTATTATAATCGAATGAAAAAAATGACATTGCTAAGAGCAATGGATAGTTATGGTATTAGTGTTACTGATATTTATGATCCTGATAATATTGTTGATTTAAAATTACGCCAACAGCAAGAAGATTTTATTGATAATACTAGTCTAGAAGGATTAGCACAATTAATTCAAAATAAATTAGACGAAATAAAAGCAACATATGTAGATGGTTCTTGGGGCCAAGCCTATCAAGCTGGCGAAGGACTAGAAGATTTAATTGCTGAATTTGAGAAGTCTCCTGAAGTTGGTGTTCCTCTTTATGGGCCATTGATTAATACAGTAACTCGTGGCGCAAGATTAAAAAAATTATATTTGCGCTCGGCCGCAACTGGTATTGGAAAATCTCGTAGTATGATTGCTGATGCTTGTTATATAGCTTGTAATAGAATATATGATGATGCGTTCGGATGGATTAGAAATGGAACTTCTGAACCAACTTTATTTATTACAACAGAGCAAGAACTGACAGAAGTACAAACTATGATGTTGGCTTTTTTATCTTGTGTAAATGAAGAACATATTTTGAATGGTAAATATGAAGGTGATGAAAAAGATAGAGTATTAGAAGCAGCTAAAATTTTAAAAGATTCACCTATATATATTGAAGTATTACCAGATTTTTCATTAACAGATATTGAAAATAAAATAAAAAAGAATATTAGAGATCATGATGTAAAATATATATTTTTTGATTATATACATACTCGTTTAAAAATTTTAGAAGAAATTTCTAAAAGATCTGGTGGAGTAA